GCTGTTCAGTTAACAGTCAACACACCACTTGATACTTCTACTTTATAAGCTAAAGTAAAGGCATCTCTGATATATGAAAAGGCTCCACTTTCGGGTGGGGCTTTTTTATGACGCTATGATGAGAGAGATATCTATTTATTGAACTGTGGCTGCAACAATTAGTGCCACCTTAAAAGGGGAAAATTCTAACAGCTATGTAACTTTGGCTGAAGCTAATAGTTATTTTGAAACTGTCCCAGACTCTTCAACGTGGACAGACAAAACTGACGATGCTAAAAACAGAGCTTTGATTTCCGCTTGTCGATGGATAGATAGTCTTATTTATTACGGTGACAGATGTGACGAAGAACAAGCACTCAAATGGCCTCGAAACAATTACGAGGTCGATGATGTTGAATTGGTATGCACAGCCATACCCAATGGCATCAAGTATGCACAGTACGAATTGGCTAGAGCATTGGCAAATGAGACTGACTCTCTCACAGGAAATAAGGGAACTGATGGAAATATTGAGGAAGTAAAATTAGGTGAAATTGAAGTTAAATACGCTAAATCTAGTCAAGGTACAGGGACAGTAAATAATGTCTTTGATGTTTACCCTTGGTTACAATCGTACTTAGGACCATACTGCTCAGGTGGTTCTGGTAGCTACCAAGTAAGAGTAATGAGAGGAGGTTAAATGGCAGGTTCACTCGACACACTTCTAAAGGGTGTAGCAAAGAAGATAGTTGCTGACCTAGGCAGTTCTCTAGATACTTCTATTGTTTACACAAGGAAAACCACAAGTTCCTATGACGTGGCAAAAGGCCGTCTACATACTGTGGAAACCGCATACAACATAAAAGTACCTGTGGAATTTGTAAGTTCTAATGAACAAGCGGGTGTGCAAGAGAATAAAGCTAGGTTATATGTGACTCCAGATCTAATAGGGAATAGTCAGCCTTTACTACAGGATGAAGTAACTTTAACTTTCTCTGGATCGACTAGAGTGGCGAAGATAACGGATATTCACACCCTCAAGGGAGGGCAGGAGTACATGTTTCGTATTGATGTGATCTTCTAATGTCTTTAGTTAATGCCAGAGCAGCCTTAGAGGATGCTATAAACTCTGAGCTTAAACAGCAGAATCCTAAAGTATCTGTTGTTTTTGATAATATGCCTTTTACCACTCCGGGTAAGAGCAAGAGTTATGTGATGGTAAGTATAAACTTTGAACAGTCTACAGAGCAGTCTCAAGGGGCATCTGCTACTTTTTATTCTGGTGATGTTAGATGTGGAATACTTACTCCTATGGATAAAGGTACTTATGAAGCCTCAGCGATATCTGAGATAGTTATTACAGCATTAACTAACATAAATGCATCAAGTTACGTTGATACATACTCTGTTACTCCTCGTGTATCAAGAATAAATGGTCCCACGACAATAAATAGAGAGGGGGATAGTCATCATTTAAGTGTTATAAGCTGCGATTTTACTGCTAATGGCTAGAGACATAAAGCATCTGCCAGAAGATTTAGAAATACTCTTAGGGGATGCTATTGGTGCATCTGCTTCAGAAATACATTTTACGTTGCAGTATGTAAGTCCTTGGTGGACCGGATCTTTCAACAGGGCTTGGGATATACATACTTCGCCTATTCAGCCCGGTTTACGAAGGGAAACTTCTGTTCCTAGGTATGAAGGTGCTGCGGGAGTTCCTGGTAGAGTCCCTAGGAAAGCACCTCAATACACCCCTGCACCTTACTCAATTTTAGGTAAACCTCTCTATATAGGAAACATGATTGAATATGCAGGTTTTGCGGTGAATAAACCTGGAGCAACTATGCCTAGTATGGATGGAACTCCTGTAACGTATGCAGAGCATGCACAGCTTGCGAACGAAATAACTCCTCGTCCTCCCGTTGCTGATTGGTTTTGGATTTACCTACAACATGGAAGGGCTAGGTATCTAATGAGAGATATAGACAAAGGTTTTAATAAGGCAGGTTTTACTGTTGGCTTTAGCAAGGTATTCAATGCAGGGGGAAAATCGGACTATAGAGCGACAGCTATGTAGTATGCGCTATAGTACATAGGTAGCACTAAAATTTATGGCAACAGAAAGAGCTATCGACAAGCTTAGGAAGGCTTTCGATATTCAAGAACGCAGTAGTTACTCCATCTTCAAGGGGGAGAAGTTGGTGTTAAAAGTACATTGGACACCTATAACTATTGCTGACAGAGATCAGATAAACAGTACACTAAGAGCACTCAACAAGGGTGAAGAAGAAGGCAGCTTAGACTTTGCTTTACAAGTTTTGATAAGTAAGGCTGAGGATGAGACAGGTAAGAAGCTTTTTGCAGAAGCAGACAGAGCAGCTTTAAGGAGAGAATTACCTTTAGCTGTTCTTTTGGACATAATGTCTAAGATGCAATCCTTGGGAGAGGAGGCTGACCAAGATGCCGTAAAAAGCGAGTCTGAAGAATGACGGATATCTGAGGTTACAATTTTTCGTAGCAGAAAGTTTGGGTTACACAGTTACAAAGTTAAGAGGTGAAATGTCTGTAAGGGAGTTGTTTATGTGGAGTGCTTATTTCAGTTTAAAGAATGAAGAGGAAGCTAAAGCCTACGATGATGCTAGGAATAAGGCTAGAATAGGAGGTATGCGCTAAACTTATTTTATTTAGTAGGAAAGGCTGTGGCAGGGGCAACTTATTCAGTAAATATAGAGTTAAATCAGGAAGGTTTACAGAAGCAATTAACCGATCTTAAGACAAATATTCAAGGTCTGGGTAAGCTAACTTCCAAAAACGCAGGTGCTAGTAGGGAAGAATTAAAGACAATAACAGCAGAGAATAACCTATTAAACTCCAATGCTACTGTGCTAGGTAGAGCTCTGAGGTTAAAGAAGTCGAGCGTCGATATAAGTAACCAAGAGGTTAGATCTGCTGAAGCGATTAAACTCATTCAGGACGGTGAATTTAAACAAGCTAAGGAGCTGATATCAGCCTCCAGATTAGAAAATACGCTCTCTAAAAATAAGCTAATAATGGAAGAAAAAACGGCCAAGGTTGCTGGTAAGCAAGTAGATACAGAGATGGAGATGCTGCGAGCCAAGCACAGAAACTTTGCCGTAAGAGACAGATTAGAAAAGTTAGCCAAAGCAGGTGTAAATGTAGACCAGGCAAGGCTTAAGTATGGGGAATTAAATACGGCACAGGGGGCTAAGGATTTCGATCACGCTAAGAAACTAGTTTCTGAGTTATCTCTACAGCTGAAACCTATGGAGAGGAAGTTGAGGCTTCAGCAAAAGATAAATGCGGAGGCAGCTAAAGAAGCAAACAGAATTAAGAGATTGAAGCAGATGAGTTCCCCCATAAGAGGCAATGCTTTGACAGATGTAGGTTCACCAGCCTGGAACGATAGGGTCAGTCGCTTAAGAGGTGATACTTCTCCTGTAAGAGGCACAGCATCCATGCGTGGTTCACCCGCTTGGTTAGAGGCAAGGTCATCTAGAAATAGGATGGCCACTCAATCTGCATTAATAAGTGGAGCTTTCCCACTTCTATTTGGGCAGGGACCAGTTACAGCTGCTGCTGGTGCATTAGGTGGTGGTTTAGGTGCAAAGTTTGGCGGTCAGATGGGAGGATTTGCAGGAGGTTTAGCTGCTACCGCTGCTGTATCGTCTATTCAGGAGATGATAGCTGGCATATCTGATCTAGGGAAAGCTTTAGACCCTGTTAATGGGGATCTAGATGCTTTGATTTCCTCTATGGGTAAATCCAATACGGCTAGAGGGGCAGAGTTGAAGAGGATTGAAGCTCTATCTGGTAAACAGGCTGCATTAGAAGCAGCCACCAAAGATATGGCTAAGGTTATAGGTGATGATGGTGTACGTGCTCTTAGAAAATTCTCTGAGGTTGGAGTTGATTTTACTAATAGTTTGCAGCGTTTATGGCTGAAGCTACAGGCTACCTTAGCGAAGGGAGTTGAGAAATTTACTACCTTCACAGGTGCGGATATAAAAAGTGAGTTTGATGCATTTGCAATGGATAATCCTGGGGATTCGAGAATCATAGCTATGAAAAATAATATGCAAAGAATCGAAAATATTACTCAGAATAAGTACTCGGATGAGTTCAAGGAATTTAGGACAAATAAGATGGGAGGTAATATGGGGGCGTTATTTGGTGAGGTTAATAAAGAAGGTATTGCGGAGGTCAATAGGCTACTTAAGGATCAAGGTAGGATTATGGCAGAGATACTTACTTTGCGAGCACAAGAAAAAGCTGAATCTCATTATAAGGATGCTAAATTAGAGCTAGAGACACATTTGAAGAGCTTAGATGATGAACACATTTTAGAGAAGAGAATACTGGAACTAAGAAGGGATGGACTTAATCCTGCTACAGCTAAGCAGATAGCATTGATAGAGAAGAAAGCGAGGGAGACTGATAAAGTTGTGCAGGCATCCATAAACGTGCTGACTACGGAAATAGCCAGTTTAGAAGCCAAAAAGGAATTGCAGCCTGTCGAAGAGGCAAGGTTGTTGTTACTGCAAGAGCAGTTAAAAACATTGAGGGAGATGATGGCCTTAGAAGAAGGAACTTTAGACGCAATAAGTGCCAGAATAGAAGAAAGGGAAAGAGAAAAAGAAATGCTTGATTTAAACCTTCAAATTACAGAGCAGATAAGAGACACCATAAAGGAAGGCATAGTTGATGGTATTTATAGTGCTATAGAGGGTTCTAAAACTTTAGGAGAGGTACTGTCTCAAGTATTAGATAATTTAGCCAAACAGATACTTCAATCTGGAGTCAATAAGTTATTCGCTAGCTGGGGCGGAGGTGGAGGTGGGGGTAAAGATAAAGGTACTAATTTAGTAGATATTTATAGTATGGGACAGGGCTTAAACATACCTTTTATGGCAGCGGGTGGTTCTGTAACTGGTGGTTCTCCTTACGTTGTAGGAGAGAAAGGTCCAGAATTGTTTGTTCCCGGCAGTAGCGGTAGTATTGTTCCTAATAGTGAAATAGGTGGTTCTATGGTTATTAATGTGGATGCATCTGGTTCCTCTGTTGAGGGGGACGCTAATAAGAGTAGGGAGCTAGGGCAGTTGATAGGTGCTGCTGTTCAAGCTGAAATAGGTAGACAGCAAAGACCTGGAGGTATGCTTTATTAATCATGGCAACATTTCCCGCTATTAATCCAAAGTACGGAGCAGTAAAGAAGAGTGGTCCCACTGTTAAGCAAGTACAGTTCGGTGATGGTTACGCTCAAGTTATTAGATATGGGTTGAATCAAAATCCAAAGCAATGGACCCTTAGATGGGAAGTTTCTGAAACTGATGCAGATACTATAGAAACATTCTTAGATGCAAGAGCCGCTGATGGTGCGACATTCGATTGGTCTCCACCGGAGGATTCAAGTACATATAAGTGGCGTTGTTTTAGTTGGACTAAATCAATTCCTTATCTAAATCGTGCCTCTATTCAGGCAACTTTTACTCAATATTTTGAACCATAATGGCAGTAGCAGCATGGGCGGCTAGCACCGCATATAGCGTTGGTGATATAAGAAGACCTTCTCTTGTCCCTGTAGATGGTCTGTTTTTTAAATGCACAACAGCAGGTACAAGTGGTTCGGCTGAACCTGTCTGGGTAAAGAGTATTGGTAATACGACAACAGATAATACTGTTGTTTGGACTGCAATTAGTAGTGTATATGAAGATGTTTCGACATTAGCTCCAGATGCAATAATTGAGTTGTTTGAGATGCATTTAGTCTCTGCACTTCATGGGAGTAATGATGTTTATAGGTGGCATAATGGTTGCAATGCAAATGTGTCTGGAAACATAACATTTGCGTCCCAGAGTTACACAAGACAGCCTATAGAGGCTACCGGGTTTAGTTATTCTTCTTCTGGAACCTTACCCCGCCCGACCTTAACTATTAGTAATGCTACGGGCGTAATGACAACATTACTCTTACTAGTAAACGCAACAACTACGGGTAATGATTTAGGGGGTGCAGAGGTGAGACGAGTAAGAACGCTTAAGAAGTATCTTGATGGGGAGTCTGGAGCTGACCCTAACGCAAGGTTCCCTACTGAGATTTGGGAGGTAGATAGGAAATCCATTGAGAATAGAGAGGTAGTCTCTTTTGAACTTGCTATGAAACAGGATTCCCCCAATAAGAAGGTTCCGCAAAGACAATTAATAGGAAATATTTGTCAGTGGGGCTATAGATCTTCTGAATGTTCCTATACAGGTAGTAATTATTGGAAGGCAGATGATACTGTTGCTTCTACTCTTGCTCAAGATGTATGTGGGAAGAGATTAAGTTCTTGTAAATTACGTTTTGGAGCTAATGGTAATTTGCCTTATGGTTCCTTCCCTACAGCAGGTAGGACTCAATGAAATTATCTGAAGAAATTCAGTCAGAGGCTTTGGGGCATGCTAAAAAGGATTTTCCAAGGGAAAGTGTTGGGTTAGTTCATATTGTTAAAGGTAGGGAGCGTTATTTCCCCTGTAAAAATATTGCTGATGAACGTGATTTACATTTTGTATTAGATCCAGATGATTATATAAAAGCAGAAGATCAAGGAGAAATAACTGCTGTTATTCATAGTCATCCAATTACAAATCATGCTCCTAGTCCGGCTGATTTAGTCGCTTGTGAGAAATCTGGATTACCTTGGCACATTGTTAATCCTCAGACAGAATTTTGGGGTTATTGTGAACCTTCAGGGTATGAATTGCCTTACGTAGGAAGACCTTTTTATTACGGTGTAATTGATTGCTATAGCTTGATTAGAGACTTTTATAAACGTGAGTTTAATATTGAACTGACTGATTATGATCGTAAGGATCGTTGGTGGGAACGTGGAGAAAGTATGTATTTAGATCATTTTAAAGACGAAGGATTTATAGAAGTACCTATGGAAGATATCGAATATGGTTCTGTCGTTTTAACC